ATGGCCTCAATTAGCAGAATCAATCGCGACGAGAAGCCCCCAAGGTGGCGAGTCCGATGGTATGACCCGGACCTCAATGGCAAAGCCCAGTCGATGACCTACGCAAGTCGCGTAGAGGCAGAAGAATGGAAGCGACGCCTCGACGCGAATAGGGGTTCGCTGAAGGCAATTGAAGCCGAGATTGCTCGGTCAAAAGAGTCCGGCCCTACTGTCGAGGAGGCATTCGAACGTCACATCGGACAGCTCATGGGAACCGAGAAATTTACGCTCAAGAAGTATCGAGATAACGTTCGCCTGTACTTCTCAGAAATTGCTGATCGAAAGGTATCCGGGTTCAATCGAGACGACGTGATCGAATGGATGCGATGGATGGAATCTCGTGGACTATCCCCGAAGACCATTGCTGACATAAGAGGTCTGCTGTCTGCCATGCTCACGACCGCAATCCACGACGGGCACTTGGTAACGAATCCATGCAAAGGCGTCAGGCTGCCCAAAGATATGCGGGTCACGGACGGCATGAGTCCGATGACGTATGAAATCTGGGCGGCAATCATGGCGCAAATGGACCCAAGTTTCATCCCATTTTTCGACTTGCTGATTGGTACCGGGTTCAGGCTCAACGAAGCAACCGTACTCGGAGAAGAAGACTTCATGCTTGATCAACCGACATCGTTGGTTAAAGTGGACAAAACCTGGAAGCGTTCAGCTTCAGGGGGCTACCTGATCGGGCCACCAAAAACCAGACGCAGCCGCCGCACGGTATCTATCGCGCCTTCTACGGCTGAATCTATCCGTCCGTTGGTTGAGAATGCGAACGGTGGCTTCGTATTCACGCTGAAGCGCGGTGGAGTCATCCGTCCAGCCAACTTGTACAGGACTGCGTGGTACCCGGCATGCGAAGCCGCAGGCTTGCGAGGGAATGACCGCCCACGAATTCATGACATCCGGCACACTCATGCATCGTGGATGATCGCCGGGGGCATGGACATCTTCACGCTCTCACGTCGTCTCGGACACGAATCAATCGTCACTACTTCGAACACCTACGGACACTTGCTGCCTGATGCGCTGTTCAAGTCCGCTGCAATCGCCCAAGCTGTCCTTGAGGCGAGCCCGCCAATAGGGCTACCAGAACTTACTCCCTGATCGTGGTCACTCGGTCGGAGTCGTACCACTGGTCCAGTACACCGTCTGGGGCGTCTGGCCAGGGGATTGCGACCCTGACGGCACCCCACGGCCCCGGAACGTACTCCAGGGCGACTCCTTGGGCTTCCTGGGTTGTGTAGTCGGGCATTGGCAGCACTACCGTGACCGCGAAGGGCTCAGCGATCCGGAAGGTTTCCACGCTTTTGCGGAGCGTGTAGTCGTCAATGCTGTGCGGCAGGTGCTTCATGATCGGTCCTTGGTGATGCGGGTGACCGCGTTGGCCCATACCCAGATCTTGTACTGGGTGAATGAAGGCTTGTGGAAGAAGTCGATCTCCACGGCGCACGGTGACCAGCCGGTGACGAAGGCTTTGACCTGGACGGCCTGTGAGGGGAAGTTGATCCAGGCTTTCACGTGCGGCCGCTCTTCACTGCTGGGGATCCAGGTGATTTTGTCGCCCTTGGAAATCACCTGCGGCCAAGTCATGGCGATGGGTCTTTCACGGCGCGCCGCGTCGGCCACACGTTGGGCGTGCAGCTTGTCGTAATGGTCCGCGTAGCGTCGATTCGTCCCCACAACCGCAGTGTAAGACCGGGAGCACTGTTCGAACAAGTGTTCGAACTTGAGGCGGCGGAGGAAGTTTTCAACGAAACACTTGCAACACCCAAAAAGTGTGTGTTATGATTGTTGTATCAGCAAGGGAGGGAAGCTCCCAGCTACGAAGCCCAGGAGGGCCACATGTTCACCAACGCAACCGCCGCAGAATACGTCATCTCCGCCATCGAGAACGGCGACGCCAGCCGCGAAGACTTCAACGTCGAAGCCATCGCTTCCGACCTTCATGACATCGCCGGTTGCTGGAATGTCGCGGAGGTTGACGCCGATGAGTTTTGGACCGTCGTAGAGCGTCACGCACGCTAAAGCAAAGAACGTGCCCCACCCGCTAAAGGGTGGGGCACGTTCTCACCTGGAAGGGGTGGAGATGTCTGATCTGAAAATGTCATCAGCTGAGGTCGCTGCGACAAGGAAGCTGATCGGGCTGACGCTCAGCGAACTCGCTGATGAGCTTGGCGTAGGGATCAGCGCGGTTCGTGATTGGGAGCGTGGCCGCTTCTCGCCCCGTGAAGGGCTGGTGCGCGCCCTGCTTGATCTTCGAGAAGTCCACGACCGTGAGGTTTCCCGACTCCTTGTGGCTGCCGTCGCAGGCACCCCGATCCATTTACCTGCTGGGCCGAAACCGAAGGGCTGGTACCTCGCTTTAGGGGCGCGCGTGATTGACCGATTCCCGGACGCCATACTCGACTGGGCGGAGCATGGCTAACCAGCGCCCGCGCACGGCTCAGCAGCTCGCACGCGTCGCCGAGCTGAGAGAGCGCGGGATGACCGGCCCGCAAATCGCCAAAGAAATGCGACTCTCAACCACAAGGGTTGAAGTCCTTCTAAGGCAAGCTGGCTTCAGCGGAAAGGTGAAGCAGCCGGAAAGGCACGGTATCCCGGCCCGCTGGAAGGCTGGGTGCAGGTGTGAGCTATGTAAAAACGCCCGCCGGGACTACAGGCAGGCCGAGTACCAGAACGCCCGAAAGCGAGCCATCGACGCTTGGGAAGCAGGGGAGCACTCACCCGGCCCGCTATGCCCTTGCCCGGCTTGCCGTAAGGCTGCGGCGGTCACTCTCTCCGCGCGGCTGGAGCGCACCCAGGCCTGCGCGGTGGAGCATGGGCAGCCGTGGACTGCCGACGAAGACGAAAAGGCGCTGGACCGTAGATTCAAGATCGAAGACATCGCAAGGAGCCTGGGGCGTACCTATGCGGCCGTAGCCAACCGACGCCGGTACCTAGCCCGCAAGCGCAAAACACAACGCGACCAAGACGATACGCTGGAATCGTGAGAATCATTGGCACCTTCCGCGACCCCGACGGCATCCTCAGCGACGCGACAATCGAGCGCGATGTCTATCCGGATGATGCTGTTGAGCAGCTCAAAGCCCTCAACCCAGAAGGGTGTACCTTCCTGCACATGAAGGTACACCGGTAGACACAAAATTAGCCCCCGCCCGGTGGGGGCGGGGGCTAATCGTATGGTGCTCTTAGCCGACTAGCTCGGACTGCCTTGCTGCCGCGACTTCTTCCCAAGGGATTTGCTCGGGTTCGCTGCTGGGAATTTCGACAGCGCGGCCACCAGCGACGTGGACCGCTGTCATGATGCAGGAGAAAGCCAGCGACTCGGCGCGGGCTTGGTCTTGATCTTCTACCGTGATGGTCACACCGAGCTTTCGCTGCTTTGCGTCCATCCATACGGAGGAGTCGAGCATCCCGGGTACAGATGCTTCCAGGTCGATCAGGGCATCAGCGAAGCGTGTGAATTCAGATTCCATGTCGCTGTGTCCGCTGAGCTTGAATTCCATTGAGTGCGTGAGCATAATCATCGTCTAGCCACCACCTTCCCCGTGTAGCAATCTTGCCGATAAAGCCATTTGATGCAATCCCTAGCATAGTTCGGGTTGCTGGGAGTGAGATGTATGGATCGCATATGACCCCCACAGGGGCACTTGACTTTGTAATATTTGGGCGGGTCTATGATCTCCCATCCCGCCTCGTGATACTCGCCGAGGAGAGCGTTCAACTCCTTGACAGGGTGCTTCTTCCAGTACCCCATGCGGCCCCTTCCCCATGGACTACGCGAACTTTCACTATACGACTAAGTGCTCGAGCATTCAACCTGCAAGGTCGATCTCCATAGGTCTAGGCGGGTCTGCCGGGGAGTTTGGACGGCCATGGGTCATCGGTGTAACGTGTGCACACGAATTGGGATTTCTGGGACGCGGTGGTGACGTAGAAGACACCAGCCCCGGCCCCGCGTGGGCCTTTGGACCCGACGTTTCCGGCGCTCATGGGTCCGCCGTCGTACTTCACCTGCAAAACCCCACGTGCCGGGGAGCCGTCCAGGTAGGTGGCGGCGAGTGCGATTTTCACGGTACCGGGTGGTGACATTTTGACCTCCTTGGAAGGTGCTCGGCTAGCGTTTTGCCCGGCGTCCGGCCAGGCGGGTGCCGTCGGTGGTTTCCAGGGTCCCAGTGGAGGGTGTCCCGTCAGTGAATCCACCAGAGGCCAGGGAGGTCAGGATCGAGACGATTCCGGCAACCCCGGACACGGAAGCGATCTGCCACCAGTTAAGGTCCGTGAAGCCGACCGAGCCGGTACCGATCAGCGCGATCGCAGCCTGGGCGACGGTTTTGACGGCCCGCTCGAAAGCAGCCGCCCAGAAAGCTAAAGTCAGCATTACTTGCCCCCCGTCACGGACACATCGACTTTCACCGTGCCATCAGTCAGCGCCGCCTTCACAGCCTGCTCGACAAGGCTAGTTTGTACTTGCTGTCCCGCTTCCCGGTTCGCGTCGGAGTAGGCGGCCATCGTTGCCAAGGTGATCGTCCCGCCGCCGATACGGGGGATCGGGGTATTGAGGACTGCTTGCGCTGCGGCTGATGCTGCTTGGCGAACGGCGGAGGCCATGGTCGCGTCGAACCAAGCGAAGAAGTCTTGCTTGGACATTTGACCGCCTACGGATCCTTGGCGGGAGAATTTCTCGTTGTCAGTTTCACGGATTGCTTGTTTCAGGTCATCGAGGTTGGCCATGTCGAACCAGTCCTTTTCTGTGGGGGGTTGGTTTCGGGCGAGTGCATCGAGTCGGGGCAGGTCCCATACCCCAGGGCATGCTGTCGGAATCCAGTCCGAATGCTTGAAGAGCGGAAGGTCGCCGTAGGTGGCGCGTAGGTCACGGATAAGCTCGGCGACGGTGGCGTAGTCTTCGTCTGTGGCTTCCGGACGGCATTCGATGCCGATGGTGGTGGCGTTGCCGCGTGCCGTGCCGGCATGCCAAGCCGCATTTTCTGGGGCTACGATGCAGGACACTAGCCCTGCTTGGACGATGTAGTGCGCCGAGGTTGGGACGTTGTTGGTGCACAGCCATTGGCGGACGGTTTCAAAGAGCTGACCCAGACCGCCCCAGTGGTGGATTGTGATTCCGGTGATCGTCCGGGGCATTCCGAAGATGGCCGGCACCTGAGCGGCGGGGGTGAAGTTCTTGGACGTGTATTGGGTTTCGAGAGTGTATGTCATTGGTCAGCCTCCCTGTTTGTTGTTCACTGTGGTTGTGGGCGCTGATGTGTGGTCTTCGAAAGCTTTTTTCAGGTCATCGAAGCTGTTTTTCAGGTCGCGGGTGTCGGTTTCTTGACGCCTTTGGCTGTCTTTGATTGATGTCCCGTTGTTGTATTCGACTTCGTGTCGGATCGTTTCGAGCACGGCGTCTTGTCCGTCAAGGCGGGTTTTCAGGTCAGCGAGGTCTTCGAAGATCGAGGGGATGCGCGCTTGACCGGTTTTGGGGTCAGCATCCACCCCGCCTATGCGGTCGATGACTCGACCGATTTTCCGCAGGTACGGGATGATGACTTTGACGATGAAAATAGCGCCCCCTGCTGCCGCTGTCGTGATGGTGGCCAGGGCGGCCCATTCACCCCAACCCATCAGCCGAGCCTGGTGATACGGAAGTTCGGGACCATGAACCAATCGGTCGCTGATGAACCATCGACACTGATATCGGACGTACCAGTGACGTAGATTATGGTGCTCAGAATCCCGCACCAAGACCCTGTCGAACCGATCCCGGCTTCCGTGTAGCGGACCCCGTCACGGTAGAGCGTGGCGACACCGGCTCCTGGTTTGTTGTTGCCGGCTAAGAACATTTCGACGTTGTAGAGCCCGGGAAGGGTGATTCTGAAACCCGATTCGACCCCAGCGGGGGAACAGAAGTTGTTGTTGATGTCCTGCACCGAGCCGAGGGCGCCGATTTTCGTTTTGGTGGAACCCCATTTGACTTCGGGTGCGCGCAGCCAGGAGAACTGTTTCCCTTTGCTGTACGAGAAGGAACCTGCATCCCATACTTCGATCACCCCACCCAGGTCTAACCGCTGGACGATGACACCTGGGCCGGGGGTTATCTCGTTGAGTTCTGTCAGGTTTCGGACAGGGATAGGTGCGCCGCGTGGGACTGTGTATCGCCAAACCTGGCTGATTTGGACTAAGGAAGAGTTGGTTGCGGTGGCACCAGTCTGTACAAGAGCTTCGGCCAGGACAAGTGCACCCTGTACAGGGTTGCCGTTCAGACTGGGTGCAGGCTTGACTGGGGCAGCCGCGGGTGTGCCCTGGGTGACGTAAATTTCTGCAGTATTGTCCGCGTCACCGTACTGGGTGTCGTTCTGCTTCGTCCAGATGATGTCGTAGCGTGAGTTTGCCCCTGGCGCTGGTGTTGTCTTCCTGTTGGTTGTACCCGTCGTGGAGAAGACGTAAGCGCCAGCCGCTGCAGCACGGGTGGTGACGACGTTCACTGCGGCCACGTTGTAAGACATGTCGCTGGTGCCGGTGACGACGAGCGTAGCCGTTGGCATGAGAAGGCCCGGTCGTGGGCTGCCGGAAGAGTTTTCTGCGAGCATGCCGGCGAAAGCGAGCCTGGCCTGGAGCGGGTTGGTGCCCTGAAAGTTCGGGGATGTTCCCGTCTGTGGAATGAAGAGGCCACGTTCTACTGGCATGATGCCTCCTAATTGGGGATCACGATGATGGTGCGGGACTGGTAGGTGGCGTTCAGATCGCCGCCGTTTTGTTGGGAGACTCCGGCAGTGCCGAAGTAAGTCATGCGGAGTGTGTAAGTGCCTGGCGCTATTTGGTGGTTCCGGGAGTATGCGAAGCTATTTTTCGGTCCGCCCATGCCCGCCGAGACGACGTTTCCGACGACAATGCCTTGCTCAGTGTTTTGGGTGATCCCGCCGGAGAGCAGCCGGTAGGAGGCGTAAGAGGTAGCGCGGTAGCCTTCCTGAGTGACATTGGCCGTCAAAATGACTGTGATGTTCCCGGTATAGGTGGTAAACGTGACATCTGGACCGGCGTCAAGCCACCCAACCGACTGGCCTACTGGTGCGTTTACGGCAAGCTGACCTGGGTCCGTTGCTGACCTTGCGCCCGCCGCTGTGGAAGCCAGGGGAACCCATCGACCGTCCTTTGTCTTGACCTCGACGCCGGGTTGGGTTGGGTCGGCGTAAAGGCTCGGACCCAGGTGCACGACCGGGTTGCCGTTCGCGTCGAGGATGGTCAGCCCGTCGCCGTCGCTGATGGTTGCACTTCGCAATGAAGCGGCAGACCTCAGTGCCGCAATTTGGGCCTCAAGGTCTTTGATTTTCGCTGCAAGTCGCCGGTTCGGGTCGGGCTCTGGCACTGATCTTGGTATCTCACTCAAATTGACCTCACTGGGGCGAAGGTTAGTTTGACCTGGTCAGTTCCGTCACCGTCAATGGCCATGATCCGGGCAGGTGCTAGACCGCCGGGGATGATCGGATGGTCTTGTGGGATGAAAAGTCGCGCGAAGTCGCCCGGCAAGTACGTCCCCAGCCGTGGCGCGGTTTCGGCGGAAACGGTCACCGTCCAAGAGGTCAGGGCTCCACGATTGACGGTGATGTATTGGGCTGCGTACTCGTTCAGGAGGTCTTCACCGAGCACGTCCATGCCGGCCAACACCCTATCCGTCCACGGGTAGCCGACATTGACCATGCCCAAGTCTTGGGCCAGGCCGAACCTTCTTCCCCGTCCCTCACCGGCACCGGGCTGATAGGCCCGGGTAGTGAGGTTTTTGCCGGTCTCCTCGGCAGCGAACCCTATGACCCCGGACTTTTCGACCGTCCCATCCCAAAAGAACGGATCGCCTTGCTGGGAAAGGTACGGCTTCTCTTCGGTGCCGACCTCCATGAGCCATTGCACATATCTGTTGTCTTTTGGTGCGAATTCTGGTCGGAACCGAATGTCGGGCCCGTTCTTCGCCTGGGTTAGGTTTGTCAGGGCCTCGCCCAGCACCGGAGCCTCGTAGCCGTCATAGGTTTTCACCCTTGTGCCGGGAATATCGGGTGGAAGGACGATAGGAAGGCTGCCCAGGGGATTGTCTTGGATGGAGGAGCGGACCAGTTCCCTAGCGATTGAGCCGTGCGTCATCCTCGTTAAGGCGATCGAGGTTTCAGAAATTTTCGTACCTGCGAGTAGCTGCTTCCAGTTCAGTGCCACCCGGTCGTGGAGCAGCGACCAAAGCCCTTCCGCATCAACTTGTAGGAGCCCTGTTTCTGGGTCGAACTTTTTGGTGACGATCGGCCCGCATTCCAAGATCTTGCCCTCATACACCACGCCGAGGGACTGTTTCTGTCGTTCCGTCACAGAAGCCACGTTGAGGTGGGCGACTTCTTTGGCATTCGTGGGGATCTTCACCGACACGGTTCCGGGGCCATTCAGGCGTATGCCCCAACTGAGTCCGGCCACCGGTAGGAAGGCGCTAATCAGGCCTGTTTTGGTGTCGGCCGTGAAGACTTCGAACCCGTTCACCACCATGCGGGGGGCACCTCCACGGTCAGATTGGCGCCGGATGCATTTGGTGCCAGGAAAAGCCACGTTGCAGTGCTTCCGCCGAACACCCGCGACCATCCTCGACCGATCAGTTGGGCTCCACGGTCCTCACCGTCAAGGGTCACCGACCCGCTGTCGGAGTCCATGAGCAGGGTCTGACCTGGGAGAACGACGCCGACGTATTGCAGAACGTCGCCGGTGTCTTGCCGGATGATTTGCAAACCTTCCGGGATGGACCCGGTGATCGTGAACTTGGGTGCGGTGTCCGCGGTGCCCAAGTTTTTGATCGAAACCGTCCCCACGGAACCGACGTTCCCGAAATCCAAAATGCCCGGAGCGGCGGGAGACCCGAACAATGGCATGGTGTAGAGTCCGCCGCCGCTGCTGAAAGGCTCGGTAGCCCCTGCCAGTGTTGCGCCGAACTTTCGCGGGTTCGGTGCAACCACTTGGTAGGAGAATCGCACCATGGTCAGGCTTGGGCGGGAGACCCTGATCTCGGTTGCTAGCCAGGCGCTCACCCACCGTGGGGCTTTCCGACCTTCCGTGACGGTGAGTACACCCTCAGTGCCGTCGGCGAGGATCGCCGCCAGTTCGTCCTCAAGGTCATCCGCAGTCAGTTCGTTGTCGCAGTAGGCGGTGGCTGCTACGGAGATCAGCCGCTCATCTTTCACACCGTTGACAGAGAAACTACCCGGGAAGCCCAGCCGCGGAATAGTTTCCCGGCGCATGCTGGGGGAGCCTTTCCAACCAAGCAACCCGTCCTTGTCCAAAACGATTTCGACATTTGTGTTTGGACGGTTATAGATTCGGTCCAGCAGACTGAAATGCACCTTTTCTGGAGCTAACAACACATGGGAAGGAATCAAGTGAGGCCTCCGAACGCGTTGATCAGCTCCCTGGCCGCCGCCTGACCAATGGTCACATCGGACATGCCCGGTTGCGGGTTGAGCGTGAGATTCAGGTTCACCCCGCCGCTCCCACCGGTACCTACGCCTCGGACGTCTGGAGACATGTCCGGAAGCGCTGGCACGGTGACCAGCCCGGTCATGGTGCTGGCGATTTTGCTTTCCATGTCTTCGACGCCCAAGACGAGGCCTTCACCGATGTTCACGCCGTAGCCACGGAACACTTTCGACGGCGAGGCGATACCCAACGCCTGTTTGAAAGGTCCCCTGATGAATTCCGGCACCAAGTCGAGGAAGAAGTTTCCAAGATTTTTCAGCAAAGAACCGGCTCCGTCGATCAGCCCTTGGACGATGTTCCGACCAATATCGAAAAGCCAGCTGCCTGCCTTCGCCAAGGCGATGCCAAGTTTCACCGGTAGATCATTGAAAAACCCGATGAACCCGGCAACAAAGTTCCCGACGCCGCCGAGGATGTTCCGCCACGTATCAGCGAAGAAGCCACCGATGTTGCCTAGGGTGCGGCTGACGAAACTGTAGATCAGGTCAAGCCCGCCCCTGATCACCGAGGCGATGGTGCTGATGACGCCAGTGACGACAGCGCCGATGGTGTTCCAGATCCCGGAGAAAATGTTTCCGATGCCGGTCCAAACCATCGACCAGTTGCCGGAAATGGCACCAGTCACAACTTGGATGACGCCTTGGATGACCGGCATGATCGCGGTGATGATGTTCGCGATGGCACCAAAAACTGTCTGTACTACCGGCATCAAAGCCTGGATGATCGGCAACAGCGCCGAGGCGAAAACAGCTACTAGCGGTGCGATGGCAGCGATAACAGCCTGCAAGACCGGAACAACTGCCATGAAAACCTGTGTAAATGGCGGCAATAGGGTGCTCACCAGTTCAGAGATGATCGGCGCCAGTTGGCCGACCAGGCTCGCGATTACGGGTGAGAGCGCAGCCACAAGTTGCCCAAAAACGGGCAGCATAGCGGCCAGCATCGAACCAACTACCGGAAGTATCTGACTTCCAACGTTCTTCAGCACGGGAACCAATGAGGTCGCGAGCATCATCAACAGCGGAGACAATGCCGCCAAGGCCTGTGCAATGAAAGTACCTACCAGCGCGAACGCCTGACCCAGGATGGGAAGCACCGTCGTGCTGAGTGCTTGAAGTACTGGAGACAGCGCCCCTGCCAGAATCGTCACAACCGGAGCGAACGCTGCCAACAATTGGCCAGCCACCGGGCCGATGATAGACAGCAAAGACCCGGCCAAAGCACCCAACGCACCCAACGCGTTGCTGATCGGCCCCAACGCGGGCAACAAACCGGTGATCGCTGCCCGGACACCGGAAACAAGGCCGGTAAGTCCTGCGGCGAAAGCTGGAGACGCCAGGGCCGATGCAATGGCTGCGGCCAACTGGCCAAGCGTGGATCCGACGGTTGAGAGAACGTTGGAGATTGTCGGACCCAAATACACCAGGAGGTTACCGATGGGCGCCAACGCGGAGAACAGCGCTGCGGCACCGGCGTTCGCGCCTCGGAAAATCGTAGCCAAACCATTCACAAACGCCGGGCTATTCGCCACGTCAGCGACCTTCTGCAAACCTGAAGCCAATGACCCCAAACCGGCGCCGCCACCGGCTTGCGCACCAGCGAAAAGTCCACCGAGGATGCCCCCGACGCTGACGATGACGGTTTTGAGTTGCGACAGTGCGGTGATGCCGTTCTCCACGAAAGCTTTCAACCCACCACTTGCGGCCTGGGCCTGGATGTAGTCACCAAAGCGTGCAGAGAGGTTCGTAAACCATTGCGCTAGGCGGGGCAGATACGCCCCGCCCACTGTTCCGAGAGTGGTCATCGCTGAGACTAGTGGCGCAAGCGCGCCTTTAGCGATGTTGATTGATTCGGTGAGGAAACTGAACTGTGTTCCAAGAACTGCCGGCGTCAAATTGTTTTTGAGCTGGTTCGCCGCTTCGGCAAAGAACCGCCCCTGGGCCGTGGCTACCTCATCGAACCCTTGACGCAGTGAGGGCAGGACAGAGGAAGCCAGGGAACGGATAGGGGCTGCCGCTTCGGCCCAGAACTTGGTGCTGATCGAGTCCTGCATTCGCTTGAACGCCGGGCCCAGATCTGCCAAAACCGTTTTGGTGTCTTTAAGTGCAGCGATCATCACACCGGCACCGACAGCCATGCCAGTCAAAATGCCGGGCAAAGCCACCCCGGCACCGAGCGCCTGAACAAGGCCGCCGCCGAGCAGAACAGCGCTCGAAGAGGCCGCCAGAAGCACCGAGGACAAGGCGGCGCCCAGGGTGACAACTTTCCCGATGGTTAGGGCGAGCTGGTCAAAATTCTCCAACGACTGTCGAACGTTTTGGATGCCATTGGACAGGACGCGGGCCCCGGAAAGTCGGGCCAACGCGGTCGCCGCGGCTGAGAAGGACGCCCGATCAAGATCAACTTTGATGGTCGACTGCCGGGTGCGTGCCAACAAAGCCATGCGCGCTGACGCACTCCCCGCATCAACATCGACCTTGACCTCGGGGGAGATGTCTTCGATCTGCCGTTTGACCTTCAACAAGGCCGTGTTGTCGATGACCGGCTCCGTCGTGACTTTCAACGTCATGGAGGCTTCGATCCGGCGCAAAGCTTTGAGCAGATCGTCCCTAAGCCCGCGGGTGTCGGGCAGTACCCGGATGGAGACCCTGCCAGCGCTTCTTGTCACCACGGCTGGCCTCATTTCGGTTAGGACTGGCCCAAGGCTTGAGCCAGTGATGCTGCGTCGAACTCGGCAATCGACGGTGTCGGCGGTGCTTGGTGCTGCGGCCGCCAAGCAGGGGGCGGCACGTCCACCCGTTTCTGCGTCAAAGCTTGGACAATTGCTACTGCCGCGAAGTTGACCGCATCAACTATTTCGGCTGACTTGTAGGTGTCCGGCCCCCAGCCAATGAAGTGGGGGCCGCCAAGGATTTTCGCCCGATAATGTGAAGCCGGTTCGGCGTACAGGCGCTCCGTCAAGATGAGCAACGAACTGAGGCGCTTATTGCCGGCGTAAACGTCGTTCACGTCAAAGCAGTAAAGCGCCAGAAGATCTGAAACGATCTCAGGATCAGCCGCTAGTTGCTCCCGGAGCCTTCGAGTTTTCCCACATAGACCCCGTAATTCATCGCCAAGGTGATGACACGCTGGTAACCGTCACGGCCCTTGGTGAACTCGGTCAGACCTTCGGGGTCTTTGGCGAAACGATCACGCAGGAACCGCCCGAAGTTCGCGACTTCTCGCAGGTTCGGGTGGACGGTCGCAGCATCGTCACTAATCAGGCCAAGATCGTCAAGCCAGCCGATGAGCTCGGTCTGATCGAAGCCGTCAACTTCGCTGACCGGCTTGAGGAACTGCCAGCCAGGTGTGGATTCGAAATCTTCGACCGGGGCTTTGCTCTGGTGGTCTTGCGGTTTGCGCGGGGCGGTCATTAGTTGCCTCCAGAGGCTGCCGCACCAGAGCCGGCAGGTGCGGCAGCCATTTTCAAAGCCGGGTGGAAGATGCGGAACTTTTCCCCTGTTGTGGGGTCGTCCAGGATTTGGAAGGACAACTGCACTTCGAAAAACTTTGTCGGATCGATCGACGGTGCTTCACCGATCGAGACTGTGGTGTTGGGGACGCCGAAGGCCATACGCCCGGTGCCATCAATCATGAGGACCATGACCGCTTTGGCTTGGGGCACGATCTGCCTGACGCTGTAGGAGCCCTCAGCATCGTCTAGTACTCCGCCGCCGAACGCGGTCGCTAGCGTGGTTTTGTCGATTTGCAACGAGTTCGCAGTCAGCGACCAGTTCGTGGACGCATAGGTTGTTCGAAGCGCCTCAGCCCACCACGAACCGTTCACGGTCGCATCCCCGCCGTCCTTGGACAGGGCAACGTTGTTGTCACGGGACGTGTGCCCCAAGGTGTCCCACCCGGTCGGTGGTTTGAGCGGGTCAAGAGTCAAATAGTCGGGAAAAGCGGTTCCCGGTTCGGCAAGGAAAACGGTGCCTTTACCGGGGATGATGGTGGCGGCGGCGTTCAAGCCCATGATTCCTCCAAAAGTGAATGGTTGTTTAGTTGCTGTGGCGCACGATGGCGCTGAAAGTGCCGTCGTATTGGGATAGGCCGCCGGCGTTGAGCACCGTTGTTGTGGTGCGGGAAGGCATCGACACATCCTCCATGTAGGTGACGGCACCGATGCCCGGGATTGATGCTCCGCTGTCGTGGAAGCCGTGCATTGCCGCGTATGTTCGGTCGGCCAGGGCCGAGGCGTTGTCGCGGGAAGAACGTTCTGAATCGCCGTCACAGATGATCGAAACGTCGATCTGCCATTCCCAGGCCAGTCCTGCGGCGCCGTTGGAGACCATGGCACCGTTGCCGGCGGTGACTATCACCAGCGGCAGTGCGTCGATGTCTCCCACGTCCGCAGAAGCCTGCACAGAAGCACCAGGTAGTGCCTGTTCGAGGAGACGGACGAAAAGAACTTCGGCATCGACGGTGACCCGGTTCAACGGTCAGCCTTCGGTAGCCGGGTCAAAGCGGTGCCCATGATTCGCAAGCCGGGCACCCACCGGCGCGGGCCGGCCACGCCTTCACCCAATGGCCGGGTGAGGTGACCGAGTTCGATGCTGATCGAGTTCGGGTCGGTGGCGACCACCAGGCGGTCCCGGACGCCTTTCTTTCCGCGGACGTTCTCAATTTTCAGGCCGCGAACATAGTCACCGGTTTTGGCGTGTTGGCCCGCCTGGGCGGTGACCAGTGCCAGGACTTTCAACGCTGCAGCGTCCAAAGACGGTTGCAGTTCAGGCATTTTCGCCACCTGCGTACCCAGGCCTCGATAAACGTTAGCCACGGTCACACCCCCTTGGCTTTGCGCGCCTGAATGAGAACGTCAAAATGTTGGGTGCGCCTGCCGTTGCCGTAAACCATGGCCTCGCCGAGCTGGTCCCAGTCACGGCCCATCCACTGGACAATGGATTTCACCCCGCCCGGCCAGGGGCCGCGACCGATCACCCGGTACACGGTGGCGACTTGGCTGTTGAGCGCGGTTGTTTCATCGGTGCTGACCTTTTCGATGTGCAAGCCTTTGACCTCAACTGCGGGAAGGTCGGTCCAGCCCCAGGCGTTCGCGCTGTCCTTCTTCCCAACCTGGGGGATGACCAACACTTTGTGCCGGCCACGGTCCAGGAGCATCAGTTCCCCCAGCCACGGTCGAGGCCCAAGCCCGCGGTGCCGTAGGAGAACATGGTTTTGCCGGGGCAGCCGAGGATTTCCAGTTCCTTATCGGTTATCCACAGGTCGGCTGATGCTGCTGTCGGGAATCGGTCATAGGAGTAGTTGCCCTCGGATTCGCTTTTGAACCCTTCAGGTGCCCGGAGAACACGAAAAACCATGTTCTCCAGGACCATCAGGAACAAATCTTTGTCCAACTTTCCGGAATCGACTCGGGACATGGCGCCCGGACACTTTTTCTCAATGAGAGCCAGTGCCTGTGTGAGCTTCTTCTGAACGAAGCCAGCCGGAAAATCGTTGATGTCGTCTTCGAAACCGTCGGCGATGTCTTTGATGGTGATATCCATGAGTCACACCTCAACGATTTCTAGGCTTCGGGTTCGCCCGTTTCAGGGGAGACCGACTGCGGGACCGGTTCAGCGAGGACCGTTTCTTGGCCTGCCGGCGGGGTGCCGGCATCGTTTTCGTCAGCGGGCCCGTCCCAAACGTCCGGGTTGGTGATGAGCTTGTGAGCCCAGCCCGGAACAACGTCGCCGGGCCCGAACGCGACAACGCCTTTAGACGATTGCAAGTACACGGTGGCTTTGAGATTTTTAGCCATCACAGCACCGTCGCAGCAAAGGATGCGTTCGCGTTTTGCAAAACAGGGAGCGCGATTGCTGACGCCAGGACGTCGAGACCTTCAGGGTCGGTCCGTTCGAAGGAGCCACAGAAAATACCTGCCTGCTCACTGGCCGGGATGCCGTAAGACGGTTTCAATGCCTCGGCAGGAATGCCGTAGTCGGTGGTGCCTAAAACACCTCCGAGCACCGTGGCACCCCCGGGAGTTGGCAGGAAGACGGCCACATTATCCGCGACCACACGCTTGCCGCCGTAGGCTTTGTCGAAGACGATCGTCTGCCCGATCCCGTAGGAGGCGAGCGTAGAAATAACGTCGTTGAAGCTGACCCGTGACGGCGCATTGCTGTTGCCAACCGCTGCCTGGATCAAGTCCTTGTTCTTCGACAGATACGACAAAGTCCGGCGTGAAATCAGCAAGTTCTCCGGAGCCGTTCCAGTGTTCGCCGTGTAAGCCTGAACCCAGTTCAGGATGTCATCCAAAGGCTTGGCGGTTTCCTGATCCCACTTCACCGCAGCAGCCGCGGTGTGGTCTGGGCGGCGACCGTAATCGATGGTGAACTGGAGCCCGTTCTCATTGAGCGTCAGCTTGCCCTTTTCGATGGCCTCGCCCCGTGCCAGTTCCAAACGAACTGCAACTTCTTGCCCGAGCTGGGCGGCGTAGCGTTCCAACGAGACACCGAGCGCGTCCGCCTGGCCCATCATCCGCAGCTGGGAAAGTTCACTGACCGGCAGCTTCTTCGAGATCGGGGGCAGCTTACCGGATTTGGTGAGGTTGCCGACCGTGCGACCGTAAGGTGCTTCAGTGTCGAAGGCCCGGAATTCTGCGGAGTCGATTTGGGCCTGCGAAGTGTCTGCAAGCTCGTAGCTCAGCGTCGCATTCTCCCTTGACGGAAGATACTGTTCCAGGAACAAGCCCCCTGAGAGGTTTTCGGATGCGGCGCGTGCGGTGGCTGTCAGCTGGACGGCGGTGCGGAAATCCTGATTGATAGTCATCTCAGCCTCACTTCACGAAAACGAAATCGCCGGTGGTTTTGGTTTCACCGGACAGGGCAGGGGCGGTTGGCACGAATGCGGTGTTGATGATGGCGTGCCGCAGCAAAGCGCCGGCCGCGTTCGCAGTCGCAAGACCGTTGAAGTTGGCTTCGAGCTGCACCGGTTCCAGTAGGAAACCTTCAAGGACTTCACGCCCATCGGTTGCTGCCGGGTCGAACGGTCCGTACTTTTTCGAAACGGTGACCTTACCCAAGGGGAGCCCGGAAGGGACGACACCGTTGGCGTCGTAGTGGGTTTTTGCGGTCAGCAAGCTCACGTCGATGGTGCACGAATCGGCGGTATCGCGGGCGTGTTTGCTGCCCAACCACCGGTAGTCTCCGCCACCAACAACGGTTGTTTTGATCGAGAAATCCACGATCTTACTCCTTTGTTTTGAGGTTTTGTTCTTTGTACTGCTGCTTGAGAGCGGCAATGGAGCCAGCTGCTGAACCTCCGTGGCGGAAACTGTCAACAGTGCTGGTGTAGGAATCTTTCGGCTGTTGGTTCGCAGCGGCTGGCGCCGGTTTTGGTACCAACGATTCGATGATGTTCTGGATTTTCGCGGCGTCGATGTTGCCGGCCGAATCCAGGAGCGCTTCTGGTGCGATGATTTCGACCAACGAGTCGATGTCTGTCGCCGGGAGATGTGGTGCGTTGGCGCGAATCTCCCCGCGGATCGCCGCCTTCAAAAACCGGTGAGAGCCGGTCTTTTCTCCTTCGCGGCGGGCGTCTTCGAGGAGACGTTCCTCGTCCGTTTTGGCCTGGTCTTTCACGGACTGAAGCTCGGCTTTCAACGCGTCATAGTCGCCGCGGCTTTTCGCAGTTTTTTCGTGCTTCTTGGCATGAAAACGCCAGTAGGCTTCCCGTTGCGTCGCGTCCATCTCGGCCAAAGGGGTGTTAGCGGGGAAGCCCAGCTCGTTGTCGTAATGCTCACTGGCCGTGCTGGTAACAACACCTGGTTCAACGGCAGCCGTCAGAGCTGCTGCCGTCTCGACGGTGTTGGCGGCTTTGGTGTCCATGTTTTCTCCATGACTGTAGAAATGCGTTGCGTGACGCAGCGCGAAATTAGGCGGCAAGCTTTTGCTTCTGCCGTTCGATCAAGGCTTGGTTGAAGGCGACCCCTTGACGGTTATCGACTCTGACCGAGCGGTTACCCATCCGCGTCTCCGTGAATGTTTCGCCCGCAGCGAGCCTGGACTGAAGCTCTTCGATGGTTGCCTGGGCTGCGTTGATCATGGCCCGGGCTGAGTTTTTGTCATCCTCAACCGTCGGGGCCGTGTACGGCTCGGAACCTGCCATGGCCGGCGTGCGGAACGAGTCGCCTTCCCTGCGTAATATGGGGCCGAGCTCGCCGTTTTCGTGGACAACCACTCTGGTCCTAACAAGGTCCTCCGCAGCGGTTGAGCCTGCGGCGTCGTAGAACTTTTGGAGATCGTCGGCGTTGAGTTTCAGTCCCGGGTCCAAGCCTTTCGTGATCGGCATGACCCCGCACTTGCATAAAGTGTGCAACGGCATCAAGTCTTTGACGGTGTAGAAGTTGGTGGACGCCACCACGCACAAACCACACGAACCGGTTTTGGACAGTTCAGGGTGAATCATCCGCCGGTAGCCGACGACTTTCGGTTGGGCGCTCAAAGTCGCTTTTGTTTGGTCTCTCGCCGCTGCCGAGACGTCATCGGTGGCGAGAGCTGTCACCCGTCGAATCGCTGCGTTCACAGCTGCTTCGGAACTGCGGCCCTGAGACAATTCCCAACGCACCTGTTGTTCGGGGCGCCGGTAGACGTCCAAGACCGTCGTACCCGAACGCGGATAAACGGTCGCTGTTCGTGGCTGCCGAGCGGGTAAGCCCATTGCGCCGAGGACGAGTGAAAGGTAGGCGCTCTGCGACTTGCTGACCGCTGTCAATGCGGCCCCAACCAGGGTTGCACTCCGGGCCGCGTATGAGGCCACCGTTGGTGGGTCGTTGTAGATCGGCCTGGACCAGAGCGTGAGAAGCTGGCTGAGCAGCCTGCTCTGGATGGCTGCCCGTTGCACGGTGTGTTGCCTAGACAGCCTGGCGAATAGGCTTTCGCTAACCATCCTGGTTCACCTCGGTCGTGGCGAGGAGGGCTTCCTCCAATGTGTACTGGGCGTCGCGTTGCATTTCGGCCGGGGTCAGGTTGTAGATCCGTTCCTGGATCATTTTTCGTGACATCGAGCCTTTGGCCTGAGAGGCGGCCAAAGACTGTTCACTGATCGAGGCCTTTCCTGGGGCCTCCCAGATGGTTTCGATCTGCGAAATGTCAGCCCGCACGCTGTCGCCATTCATCCGGAAATGGAGGCCCATCATGCGTTCGAAGGATGCGCTCATACGACGATTCAGCTTCGTCACTTTGGCATTGAGTGCTTCCCTTGCCAGTGAGGCGCCTTCGGCGGAACCCGTGGAAGCATCCGGCGACAAAATATAGAGCGGGGTACTGGTCACTGAAGCGATATGCTTCAGATCTTTCTCCACTGCGGTAAGAATCGGTGTGACATCTGTGGTGGAGGATTCCCAAACCTTCGAATCCGGTGGCAGCAACCAGAGGGCTGCCGGGCCGGCGGAGAACATCTCGTCATAGTTCACAGGCTGCCCGGCGAGCGGGTGCCCGGGCGGATATTCGCGGGGCAGGTTGCCGCTGAGGGCTCGTTGCCGGAAGGCTTGCATCGCGGTGATCGTCAGTCGCTGCAACACTGTGTGGTTGATCCGGTCCAACGCGTCGGTGTGGCGTTCGAACTGCCCGATGCCCTTGCGTGCCGTAAATGGCACGATCGGGATGCCCTCACCCAAGTTTGGGATCGGTTGTGGGTCTTCGATCCATTCCCAAGACCGCCCCGGGTACCAGGTGGTGCCGTTGTTCGGGATGGACGTAACGGTGGCGGCACGCACGGCCCGACGGGAGTAGCCGTCCCTGTACAGGATGATGATGTCGTGCTGTTGCACCGGGTCGAATCCGACAGTGATCCCGACGCCAGGCACAAGCTCATTCGCAGCTGAGGCTTCGGTGAGCGTGTTCCATGCCGAAAGCGGCCTAAAACCGTCCTTGGAGGTGAGCGCATAGGATCGGCCAAACGTGGACACTTCATCGAAAACGTCGTCGGCGAGGATTTCCATTTGCGAGTTCCGCCAAACGCCCATGGCCACGTTGTCGCCGAGTTCGTCATCTGGGGCGCCGGTCCGGAAACCGGTCGGTTGCTGCCGGGAGGTTACCGCCTCACAAATCGGTTCAGCGAAGTTCAGTCGGGCCATCGAAACGAACCGGATGTAAGCTTCGCGCATCTGCATGGAGGCGCCGTCCGGCACAGCAACTGAACCGTCACGGTAGGAAGCTAGTTTGCCCAAACGGCCGAACCCGTTGCCCAGGTTCGCGGCAAGGCGCATCAGCCACCAATCATCACTGCCGGTCACGGTTGTCAGGTCAAGCAAAATGCCTCCTAACGAACGCGGATCGGTACGAAAGTATCGGGTTGTTCGGGCTCTTTGAGTTTCAGAAACTGGGCGCGAGCCTCGAAGGCCAGGGCCGCGGCCATGGCGGCGTCCATCTTCTTGGGTGAATGCTTGCCTTCTTTGCCGATCACGATGCCGCCGCGGCGACCCCAGCGGCGGGCATTGACGAAATGGCGGACCAGTTGAGGGTTTGCGGACATTTTCACGGTGCCCATGCGAATGTGCTGGTTGAGTCGTTGCAAGGCCAGTGCCATCGGGCTGTCGTTTTTCGTCCACCACCGGATCATCGAAGCCTGCGCGTTGTTGGACTTCACCCGTAGCTGGTCACCAAACTCTTTCTCCCAGGCGTCGATGTAGTCTTGCCAGTGCGGCGGGTCGGCAAAGAACCCGACCACGTTGTACCGGGCGAACATGTCAGAAACAGCGGCGTCGAAAGCCACGGTGTCAACCGCCCAACTGTCCGATTCGGGGCCGTCAGGTATCTCCTCGATACGGACCTCGAACAGATACCCGTCAGAGACGCGGCAACCGACAAGGGCAGTCGCATCGTCGTTGATTGAACCGTCAAAGCCGAGGGTGATCATTTCGCCCTCAGACACAGTGGATATGCCCTCGCCAGGCATCCCATCAGTAACAGAAGCCATTTCGGCAGGGGTAACCCAGGCGTTGTGCGCCTCAGTCAGCGCATTCAAAAAGTAGCGACGAGACTCTTCAGGCGTCCGACGCGGGTCGAAAATGTCATCAATAACGCCCTGCAAGTCGTTCCAGTCCATGGCTTCGCCGTAGGCGTCGTTGACTGCCTCTTCCAAATTTTTCAAGTTGGAGAGATCTTTCAGGTCAGACCAGCGGTGATCGTAAACCATGCGCATACGGCCACGTGCTTTGCCTTCGTTGACTGCCTGCGCGTACTTGAACGTCTCTTCCGCTACGGACTCTTCACCAGGCAAATACATTGTCGTGGTCTCGATGAACCATGTCTCGGCGATCCGTTTGCGCTTGACCAAATTCCTGGTGACCGTCTTATACATTTGGCGAAGCATCTTCGTCGCGTACAAGTGAGACTCATCGAAAACGACGAACGTTTCCTTGCCGCCGTCCTTCGAAGCCGAACCAGCCGTCGACGGGGTGATCTCGCCGCCGAAAGGCAACAGGATGCGAGTCAGTCCGGCATCCAAACCGTAAGCTTTCAACTCTGACAGCGGGCCAGAATCCAGGTTGAAGTAAATCGTGTCGTAGACGTTGCCGGTCTGCGTTTCCTCAGTCGCCATGATGCGAACGAACGGGGTCTTGACCGCCCGGCCCATCGGCTCACCTGGCGCATAAGTGTAAACATGGCCCAAATATTCGAACGTTTCACCGCCCTGAGCCCAACCGGAAAACCTGCAAGGGCCCAAAGCCTCGAAAAGGGCTAGCTCGGCAGCCAACCCGGACTTGTTGCAACCCTTCGGGCGCGAAAAGAACGCAGAATCGACTAGCCGGCGCCCTTTCGGGTCGAGTGCATAGCTATCAACAATGAAGCCCGAATATTCGTCGCCGTGGCGCACCGGTTCGCCCTGAACATCGCCAGGACCGTGAACGACAAGCGTCTCAATCCACCACAACGCCAGCCAACCCAGTGAACGTTCCCTGTCAGCATCCGGCGGCCGCAAAAGCTGACGCGTCATGGCCTACCCCGAAATCCGTTTACGCCGAGCTTCCAGGCTCGAAACCGACGCGCCCGCGGAGCCCGGCGCAGAACCAACCTCAGGATTTGGGACATCAATTTCCTGACGCAACCGCAGCCTGTCCTCCGGGGTGGCACCAAACTTTGCGACCCGCAAACGAATCTCGGAAGCGTACTCCCACCTGCCGGCAGACCACATCGTGTGATGCATCAACGCTGTATCGAGTAGGAAATGCCAATCCGGTTCGGAAAGCATCCTCGTAGACTGCGGAGACTTACGCCAACCGTCCCACCACTGCACCGTCATCGGATGCCAAGCCCACTCCTCACCATCCTTATCAGTACCCAGCACACCAGAGGGGAGTGCGAAACCTCGAAGGGCCCCATCTGCTTTGAGCTTCGTACGCTCAGGTGCCTTGTTCCTGCGCGCAGGATTCTCAGACGGGGCAGGACCAGCACCAGCCATGTTCTGTACCTCGATCCGTGACGGACGGCCGCCCAACCAATGACTGGAGGGACGCGTGAATAGTTATGCAAGTTGAACCGCCGGCTGAAGTCATTTCAATGCCTCCAGACCCGTACGCACAGCGAACGGCAGAACGCTTGCGGGATTCCGTTCGTGGGTGGCGGGGGAGGTGGTGGCCCGGGTGTGTATATTCATGCATTTGTTGAATGGTTATGCGTTGAGTCCGGGGTGTTGTTCTTGTGGGCGTGTTTCTTTGATGGGTTTGTTTGCTTTGCCGCCTTGGCTGGAGGACTTGCCTTGGTGATGGTAGCTACACAGTGAGGTGAGTGATTGGAGTCGGTGGTCTTGTCTGTCTCCGGTGTGGTCGCAGTCTGTGGCTGGTTGTGTGCAGCGTTGGCCGGTGTCGTGGCGGATGTGCGTGCATTGGTATCCGTCGCGTTTGAAGACTGCTTGTCGGCGTTGCTGCCAGTCTGGCGGGAGTGTGGCTTTGCGGGTGGAGCCGGACCAGTTGGGCATGGTGGGTGGCTCCTTGCGTCTGTTTCGAGCCCTCTTGGTGTTACTCGTCTTGGATGGTGAGGCATCCGAGGAGCGCGTGCGCTAGGCCCAGGCTGATGTGGAAGCTTTGTCCGGTCATGTACTCGTCGGTGTAGACGGTGTGGGTCGTGTTTGGGGCGTCGGGGCGGATGCCGGAGACGTGAAGGACGTACCCAGTCATGAGGATGCCTTCGTTCTCGTCATCCAAATGTGCAGCGATCGCATCATCCAATGCGGATTTGGTGGTATCTGACATTTCAGTCCTTCTGGGTAGTGAGAAGAATCTCGCCCGGTGAGTCTCCCGGGACTGCCTGAATCTCGAAGGTCAGCGCTCCGAGATTGATGTCGCTGCCTTCGCGACGCGCAACGAGGTCGAAGGTGAGGTCTTTGACCGTGGCCATGTTTGCGCCTGCTCTCGGAGGAAGTGTGTGCAGCTGGTTGTGCTGCCGGTTTGCCTGATGCGGTAGCCGGGCCTTCCACGCCCTGAACGTAGGAGGTATCCAGGGTGTAGGACTTGCCGCGTTGACCGACGCGACGCGGGTACAACAAAGGCCGCTCTGTGGGGAGCGGCCTGGATTTTTCGATAGCTATTCTAGGTACTTCTAGTTTAAGTGTTCGATCAGTGAATTACAAGCACGTAATTTTGTTCGTGTCGTCAACTTGCGTGGCTGTAGCTGATGGCGTCGCGGAGGTTCCAGAGCTGGGCGCCGGTCCATTCGGTGAGGCAGGCTGAACAGCGGACAACGCCGTTGGTTGCGACGAGGGCGAGGTTGATGTCACCAGCCTCGTTCATGGTGTGCCGGTTGCCGCATTGTGGGCATGGTGCGTTGATTTCGATTTTCTTGGGCGGGTTGATTAGTGCGTGTATCTGTTCGCACCATTTCGAGACGATGCGTTCCGCTGCTTCGTTGCGGGTGGTGGCCGCTGCCCATGCTTGGATGATTGATTCGATGGTTCCGGTGGTCTTGGCGTGTGGAGCTTCAGCCGCTTTGAGGTCTTGGGCTGTCCGGGCGATCGACTGGTAAAGGTCCAAGACGTCGAGTGCGAGAGGGACTTTGTAACGATTCGCGCCGACGCCGGACCGGTTGCCGGATGAGGAGATTTCACCGCGGAGCTGGTCCAAAAGTGAATCCTCGCTGACATATTCACGGGCGCCGCTGTCACGGGTGATGGTGGTTTTGTGTGGACGGGTGAGTTCGTGCACAGCTTGGCTGAGGTCCATGGGTCTCCTTGGTCGGGCTGGGTCAGAAGAATCGTTTCTTTCTGGGTTCTTTAGGTGAGCCGCCAAGCCTCCTAATGCCGCGGCTGATCGCGCCGACAGTCGGGGCTTGCGTAGGGGTGAGATAGGGTTGCAACTCGTTCAGGATTGCTTGACGTGTTTCCGCTTGGTCAGCTGGCAGGTCCTTGGGTCGGTCTTTGGTGGGGCTGTAAGTCCCGAGGATTCTGCCTTGTAGTTCGCGGGCCCGCGCGATCATATGATCTGGGGCAGGCTGGGGTGCAGATGCGAGTTCTGCACGGAGTTGTTCCCAATCTTTTTGCATGGTTTCTAAAACGTAGGCGCGCCATTTGGCAACTTCGCGCGCAGCTTGTTGTCTTTTCTCGGAAACGCGTTTTTGCTTCATGCCTGAACATCGTAGTGCCATTTTGGTTTCACAATGGGAGTTAGGTCTGCTTGTTCTTGGAGTACATCCCGTAGCGGGTCAGTCTCGCTCATTTGCCCTCCAGTACTTTGGATGGGCCTGACAGTTGGGCCAGTTCGTAGGATGAGATTCCGTCTCCGTCGTAAGCGCGGTACCAGAGTCCGTATCCGTCGGATTGCCAGGCATGGCCGTTTTCATCAAGGATCACTTCGCGGCGAGACAGGCTTTCGAGCTGAACTTGCCTTTTGCGTGCGTCACTTCTCAAGAGGCGCTTCTGGGCTTGCCCGGTGCTCATTAGCCCTCCAGGTGGTCAAAGACTAGGTAATGGATGTCTTGGAGCGCCCGGCTATAGCCCTTGGCGAAAGCCTCTACGGGGTCAACCTCGGTAAAGCTCGTGCAGATGGGTTCGTTGAGCGAGAGAATTTCTTGGAGTGCGGCAGCCATTGCTGGGCCAAGTGACCGTGACGCGGTGATGAATGCCCCGTCTGGCTCGGCTTGCACCGAGGCGACCGTGGGTGTCCCGAATCCTGGCCGGGCTTTTACCGTCCGGGCAGGCATCCCATTCACTAAGGGCAGGAATGACCACGGCCCACTAGTGGCTTGGTCGGCTAGGGCTTGGTACTGGGCCAACGGCTCGGTAGCGGTCATCTCGGGTATCCTTTGCGTATGTTTGAATTCTTCGGCAAGCCCGCAACCCTTTTCGGTATTGCCGCAATCGCTCTGGCGGTTGCCGTTCTTGGGCTTTTTGCTAGCGAGCCGAATTGGTGGACATTCGCTGCGCTGGTAGCGGCCGCAGCCGGGACAACGTTCGCTGGTGTCGCCCAGAAGGTCGCTGCGAATCGGGAACGGTAGCCGCTCGGTCGTCATTGGGTTTCTTTTCTCTGGGTAGGATTACGGGTATGGCTACTTGGCAGAAGATTTTCTGGCCTATCGTGATTGTCGGGTCGATCGTTATCGGTGTTGTTTCCTTGGCGTTCGGGAACTGGCTGACTGCTCTGGCGATGCTCTTCACCCTTGCTAGTGCCGTAGGGAACTTTTGGCTCGCTTGGAGACGTGGAGCTGCGAAGTCATAGCGCTGCCCGCCCTTTCTCTGTCAAGGTCACGGCTGGCCCTTCGAGTGTGCTCACCCTTTTCAGGCATCCGATTAGGACGAGGCGACTGACCATCCTGGTACCCAGCAAGGCGCATGCCTTTTCTTCGGTCATGTAATCTGGCGTCTGCCACCCTTCCGGGGTCAGCGTGTTCATTGCCCCGCCTCCCTGCTTAGTCGTTCTGGTTTTTGATGAGTCGGGTTAGCCCGGCGCTGGGAGCAATGTTGATGACTTCGCCAAGCGCTCCTTGGGCGATGAAGGATGGGTCTGCACCGTTTTCCAGTTGCTTGACCATGCCTTTGATCCTGTTCGCCGCGGATGTCAGCCGTTGTGCAATTTCCTGGAGGTCTCCGGCGAGCATTTGCCGATCCAGGTTGTCCTCGCTGGTCATAGAGCTGTCTCCTTCTTTGGCTGCGGATGGTAGTTTTGATGCGTCTCCGAAAGCGTATCCGGCTCCAATTCCTGTTCGCTCATTTCTGGTCGCCGGGTTTCGTCCATGTGGCGATTTCGTAGCTCTCGGAGGGCAGGCGGGCAAGGATATCCTCGTCAGAAAAGGATTCCTCGAATCCGTCTACACGCCAGGCCCTGGAGAGCGTGGTAACCCGGTGAGCGATCTCGGTGAACTCGCCGTTGAAGTACCGGATGACCGCGCCCATTTCTTGCGGGAGTGTAATGGGCGGTGCCTCCGCTAGCAAGTCGTAGTGGCCTTTGCCGTACCCGAGTAGAAAGCCGTCCTCGGTGTACCAGATACCAGTACCGAGACAGTGGTCAGCTTTTCCAATCACGATGAGGTCACCGACCTTCCCGGCGATGGTCATGCCGGGCACCACCTCGTCAGCACTCAGACGCCGGAGCACGGGAAGCTTGTAGTCAGTCATCGGGTTGTCCTTAGCTTGTCGATGGCTCCGGCGGCTTCGTGCACGCCGAGGTTGTAAGCCTGGTCCGCCCGGTCCGCCCGGTCCGTGGCATCGTGTAGCTGCTCTTCGCGGATTACGTCTTTGGCGGCGTCGAGGATGACCGGGAGAACCGCCTCAGCCCGACGCAGGTATTTCCCGCTGTACCCCTCGTACTGCGTTTCCGTCCAGGTGAGTTTCCGCTCCCGGTCTCCGTACCCAGTGACGAGCGGCTCTAGGTTGTAGAGGGCTTCGGCTACTTGCTGTGTCAGGCTCGTGCTCATTGGTTTTCCTCGTCCGCGAATTTCCAGAAGTACACGTTCTGGCCGTTCTCCATTGCGTGCCGGCGGGCTTGTAGCTCGTCCTGGTAGACGGCTTTCACTTCTTCGTCGTAGCTGCCGACGATCCACACGCCGGGCTTCGGGTCCACGCGGGCTGGCTTCTTGCCTTCGAGTTCAAGGACGCGGCACGCGAACTCAGCCGGAATGTCATCAGGGATGGGCCAGTCGCCGCCGGTCACGTCCCACCAGAGGTTCAGGTAATCGGCCTTGGTCTCGGTACTCATGGGTTCTCCTCCGCTTTGGCTTTCTCCCAAAAATCAGCGAATATCAGCACGTCGCCCGTATCAATGTTTGCTAGACCAATTGATTGGCTTCCCCATGGCGATTCCCCGTCGAAAAGGACATAGATGCGTTTGCCCTTGAGTTCTTCCCAGGTGTGAGCCTTGAGGGTTTCCAGGATCGTTCCCAGGAAGTCGGCTCCGAAGCGATTGCGGATGAAGTAGCCGCCCAGGGTGCATCCGATCGAACCGGCTGAACAGTGCAGGTAGGCGGTCATTATGCCGTGGTCTTCAAACCCCAAGGTCGTCCGGTCGATGGTCATCACTTCGGCCCGGTAGGCCCGGTCTTCGTGGTCGATCTCGATTTTGACCGTCATTGGTTTTCCTTCGGCTCCGGTTCGTGCGTTTGGTAGTCTTTGATTTCGTGGGCTTGGACTAGATCCATAGCTTTTTTAGATGCTGTCTCGGCCACAATGAATTCGCAGGTGTCGCAGCGCCCAGTAAAGCTACCGGCCCGGTTCGGGAAGACAATGCCCATTAGCCAGGCTCCGGTTCTGTCGTTTGATCTGTGGTGACTTCGCGCCCCGCGAATGGGTCACCAGTCTTGGTCGACCAGGTGAACGGTGCTTCGTCGTCATTGCGGGCATCGCAGACATCCGGGAGGTTCAGCCATAGGAAGTCGGCGTTGCAGTAGATGCACCGGCTGGCGATGAAAATGTGCTCCCGGCTCATCGTCCCGGCTCCTGTTCGTGCGATCTGGACGCCGCTCGCTTGCGGCATAAGTCATCTCGATAGCAGCACCAAGCCCAATCGCCGTAGCCTACGAATCCCCGATACCCGATGCGATGGCACAGGTAACATTCCTTACTCTCCATGGTCAAAGCTCCGGTTCACTCGATTGGTGGGTGATTGGTTCGAATGGTTCGAAGCACCCGGGATCAGGGTTTTCCCGATCGGCCCAATGCACTTCATTGCTTACGCAGGCTGGGCAGGTCGGTAGCTCCGACTCAGTCGCCGGTTGGTCGTGGTCTTTGGTGTCGCCGCGTTTGATCGGCTCCGCTGCGTAGAGTGCTTCGGCGACTTCGTGGGTGAGATCAGTGCTCATTGGTATTCCTCGTCTGCGAATTTCCAGAAGTACACGTTCTGGCCGTTCTCCATTGCGTGCCGGCGGGCTTGTAGCTCGTCCTGGTAGACGGCTAGCACTTCGTTGCTGTATTCGCCGACGATCCACACGCCAGGCTTGGTCTCGTCACTCATTTGGTCTCCTCAGGCTCCAGTCCGTGCGGTTTGTGGCACCAGCAAATGCATACATAGGTATCCAGCTCGCCTAGGAATCCTGCGCACGCCCCGAAATGCCCTGCTTGAAAGCCGCATTCGGCGATATGCATCCCAAGAGTCTTTCGATGCCTACACCCATCTGGGGAAGTGCTGGGGATAATATTCATTACTCACACCCCAGATCGTGCGGTTGGTTGGTGTGCATTAGTACCAGACGACGGCGTGCGTGACTCCGCGCGTGCCGATCTTCGACTCGTGCACTGGTTGCCAATACCAGCCTGGTCCGTCCTCACGTGAGGCGGGTACTGGTATGATGCGGCCAGCCTCTACAGTCGGCTTACGGTCATAGAATGTGCACCAGCGGCACTGGCATCCCAGGTCGCAGCATGAATCTCCTTCGATTTCTTTACGCATCCAATCCCGAGCAAGGTCCACGTTGCGAGTACCGGTGACCATTCCACCGCCCTCACTGAATTGGTGCGCGGATATTCTACCCATGATCAAAGCTCCGGTTCTGTCGATTGGGTGGCTCGCCACCGCTCGAATGCGATAACGCATTCTTTGGCTGCGTCGCGCTTCGCATGCAACCATCCGTTGAGGAAATCCTGCTTAGACGTCGTTGGATACAGGGCGTAATAAGCCCACCGCCTCGGCTCGCCATAGACGTGGCCGACCACCTCGCCGTCGACAAGGACGCGATTATCCCTACTCACCGTGAACTTGATCATGCCCTAGCTCCGGTTCTGTCGGTTTGTTGTCAGCTTCTGGGCTCTCAGCTATCTGATCCACGATGAATGACCACGGCCAGCGGCGAGCGTTCGGGCCAAGCATCCTGTCGGCCTTATTGATGGCTTCTTGCTTGGTATCAGCTTTTACGGTCAGCTTCTGAGCCTTATCCCATCGTGGGTAGTAGTAGCCGCTAGGGTCTTTCGGGATCGCTCTCATTGAAAATGTGAAGCTCACGGGCGTTCCTGTTCTGTTGGTTGGTGGTCCGGGCAGTGGTCGCCCGCAAAGTCGATAATTGACCAATCGGTGAAGTCTTTGGCGTCCGCGTCGGTGGATGCTGAGCAACCGGGCGCATCGCAGACATACCAGCAGTGGGAGGTCATTTTCAGGGTCATGCCTTTAGCTCCGGTTCAGTCGGTTTGTGGTTCGGGCAAAAGTCCACTGCCTCGCTGGCGAGCGTCCAGCCGAAATGGTCGCCCCTGACTGGCTGCATCGACGCTACACATCCCTCAGCGTCGCAGTAGTACCTTGTGGTGATTTCCCTGCTCATAGCAGATCCTGTTCTGTCGATTGGGTGTTGCAAGTCGGGCACTTGTGGCACCACTTGCCGCGATCATCCGGCCAGATTGACCAGCCTGCATTCCGTCGCTGGCGCGTCGTCCTTGAGTCTCCGTGCTCCCATAGCCCGCAGGTATCGCAGTGGATGGTTACATCGTGGTGAATGCTCATCGCTCACGCTCCAGTCCAGTCGATTTGTGGTCTAGCGAGGTGCCGTTTCCCTCGTTGCTGATGCTGCCGTAGCGTTCGTGCGCGCTCTGGCGGCTGATGCCGAGGCCGCTGCCGATGTACGCCCATGATTGGCCTTGTGCTCGTATCCCGGCGACGGCTGCCGCGATCGCGTCCTCCAGGTCGGTCCGAAGCGCGATGAGTTCGCCGAGGTCGAAGTCGTCACCGTCGCCGACGCGTTTGCCTGCAGCCCGAAGAATGCGTTTGGCAAAAGCGATGTACGGGGCCGTTTCGACCGTGTCGCGGCTCATCGCACTGGCTCCGATCTTCCTGAGATTTCAGCGTCAGGATCAACCTGACGCTCAAAATCTGCGGAACGGGGGAGCGACAAAAGCGGTCTGAGCACGCCCTGCTCGATCGCCATCTCGACAGCGGGGGCCGCTTCCTGGAAGACGGTTTTACCTCCGGGCAGCACGAGGTGGGCGAAGAATTCCTCTTCGAAGGTGACGATCCCGGCCTCTACGGCTTCGAGCTTCGCCTTGACTACCAGGGCCAGTGCCCGCCAGCGTTGGCGGACAGCGCGTTCATACTCGACCGCAATGCCGGTAGCGTCGCGACGCAAGCCCTTGGCTGGCGTGTGCGTGAATTCGCGTGCCTCACGATCGGGCATGGGCAAGACGAATCGAACCTGCTTACCGGCGGCCGTGAAGCCGATGGCGGCGCGCTCCGCCTCCCATCCGTACATGAAGCTCGACGCACCGTAGCGGGCGAGCGTTCGCTCGATCTCAGCACGCAACGTGGCGGAATCCACGCTGGTGTTCTGGGCATACTTACTCATGCCTTCAGTCCGAAGTCCTCTTGACCGGCGTTCTTCACTGATTCGAGGAACTCGACCGTCTCGGAGCCGAGCGGCCATGCGATCGCCTGTGCCGGGATCGGCGGCTGGAGGATTCCTGGGCATTCGATGAACCGGAGCACGGTCGAGGCCCGCGACACGGCAAGGTCGGCCGCATAGTCGAGTCCGACCTCGACGCATTCCCGGAAGTCCTCCAGCAAATCTTCCCGGACCGCCAGCAACTCGGCCCCGCTCAAAGTCTTGGTCAGCCTGAACATTTGCATTCTCCTGTCTGCTCGTTGATTGGCCCGCTACACGCCGTGCAGCGCTTGAAAGGCGGAACTGGTTCGCCGAGCCTTACCGGCCCGGTCACGATTTCCACTTGCATGTCGATCACCCCCGCCCCGAAGATCGCAGGATCGTTGACAGCAGCCACCACATGCCCCAGATCCCGGCGAGCAAGTACAAGACCATGACGGCCGCGAGCGCGTGATCGGCTTTGATGCGGGCCCGGGGTCGGTGTTGGTGGCGGCCGCTCATCGTTGATCCTTCGTCTGGCCTTGAAAGGCTGCTGCGAGCGCGGCGAAGTAGTGGCTGGCGTTAGTGCAGGATTCTCCGAGCCCGACGAAATTGCGCATCGGGTTCCAAAATTCTGCGACCCGGGTTGTTCGGATCATTCGAAGGTCGGACAGATTTGGCCCCATGTGCACGTAAACGGTTGTTCCCTTGATGTGGCGGCGGGCGTAGGCCCGGTACTTCATGCGGGGGAAGTTGTTTGGGGTGCGTGCAAGCTGGCCCCGGCTCATGGTGTGGCCTTGGTGACCGTAGCCGGGGACCACTTCGTGATCTCGGGCTGGAGTGCGCATCCGCGGCCTCCAGGGAAGCGCCTTTCGCCATTCCAGTAACCGTTTACGTCAAGGAATGCGAGGATCGGCGGTTCAATCTCCTCGCCCTCGAATTCTTCGACGTACACGAGGCTTCCGGGTTTGGTGGGGAGCTTCGGGGCCGGGCGATCCACCAGGTAGAACTCGTCGTCGGCGTCAAAGTGCCGGATGCCGCCCTGTTGGTTGTATACCTTGAAGAATTCAATGTTCCCGACAGTCCCGGCGGCGATCCTTGAAACCGTCATTTTCCATTTCGCGCTGATTCCGCACACGAGGGTTGTCCACTGGATGGTGTCGCCTACACGGATGTCGGTGGCTTTGATCGTGCGGTGAGTGTTCATGCTGCATCCTCCAAATGTCCGGGGCAGTCAACCCAAGTGATGTTTTGGACGCCGGGCAAGGGGCTGGCTCCGTTGTCTACGCGCTTGCGGTGTTCACGGCATCGAGTTGAACCGGCGTGTTCGTGATCGTCTTTCGGTCCGCCCTTCCGCAGGCCGCAATGACAAAAATTGCTCATGCTTGGGCCTGCCTCAGGGTGCGCAGCTCGGCTTGGAGCGCGGTCATTTCTCGGTCGTCTTCGGCTGCCATTTCGGCCCAGTCCAGCGCTTCGGACGTGTCGGACCGGAGGAGGGCTTGTGCTGATTTCCAGGCTGCGGTGTCGCGGCTGGTGCGGACTTCCGCGATCCGCTCGGTCAAAGCACTGACGTTGACGATCGTTGGTGTGGTGTTCATGGTGTTCCTTCCGGGGTCTGGTGTGCGTCTCTTGGTATTTAATGTACTCACAAAAAATATCAAAGTCAATAATTTATCGTGAGTACAGTAAAGTGGTGCCCATGGATGAAAAACGCCCGAGAGGCAGGCCGTTCGCTGATGTGAAGCGCGACGAGCGAATACAGATTCGTGTCACCGCCGAAGAGAAGCGGGACATCGAATCCGGTGCCCCCAAAAAGGAGTTCAGTGAATGGGCTAGGGGAGCCCTACTCCGGGCCGCCAAGCGATCGAAGCCGTAAATCTATGCAAGGTGTTCGATCACCAATTCCACGCGAGGGATGCCAGGTGCGCCGCCGCGGACATCCACGGTTAGGTGCTTGTCGTCATCGTCAGGTAGCAGCCCGTAAAGGATGAGCCCGTCAATGATCGGCTTGATGGTGGGGGAGAAGTTCAAGGCGTCGGAGCGGTTCGCCCTGGCCCGGTGCACGGTTGCAGAAATGTGGGCACGTTGCAGCCTGGGAAGATTCGCCTTGATCGCCTGGACTTTGGCCATGGTCTTCCATGATTCACCGATCCGATACCTGGCCATGTGGTGGCGGCGGTCGTTCGAATTCAGCCACTCATCAGCCTGGGGGATGCTCAGGGTCAGCTGCATGCCTCCACCTCCCCACGAGCGATCTCCCGGTCTTCGTCTACGATTTCTAAAGCAGCAAGGAAAGCCTCGTACTGTGTGGCGTAGTCGGCGTAGCAGGGATGCTTTTCGTTCTCCCAATTGATCCGCCAGCGACCGTCAGTACCTTTCCAAACCTGCATCCGAGAATCAGCGCTAGGTGCCCCGCTGCGGCCCAGAAACTGGGACGGTGTTTGGTCCCAGTCGAGGGGTTCGAGGCTCTCAGAAGGGTGCTTCTGTCTCACTAGGGGCACCTCCCCAGTTCTGCTGTTGGGTCGGTTGCGCCCATGCGTCTTGTGCTCGTGGCGACGGTTGGGCTTGTTCCTTTGCTGGGATAATCCGAATGGCCGGGTCAAGAATGACAAGTGTTTGGCGGTCTTGACCGTCACGGTCGGTCCAGGTTTCGGTCTTTGACCGGCCGGCGACCTGGACCCGGGCGCCTTTGAGCAACCCGGCGTTTCCCCAATGCTCAGCCTCCAGCCCGAAAGCTTTCACTTTCCACCACGTGGTCCCGTCGTTGACCCACTCGTTGCCTTGCTTTTTGCGATGATTCTCGGGGAGTGACAGTTCCAGGATGGCCATCCCGGATTGGGTGTATTTCAGGGTTGGGTCTGCTGAGAGCCAGCCCTCCACTTTCACATCAGCCATGTTTCGTTCCTTCCATTTTGATCAAGCTTTTTCCCTGTGAAGGTCCCGTACTTGTCCGTAGTAAGGTGCCCATGCCATCGGCAGGATGGCAGTTTTTCCGTGCCTGTTTTTTTCGATGTTGAATTCGATCTCGCCTGGCCGGTCGTCGGCCCTGTGGAGCAAGATGATGTTGTCTGCATGGGCTTCAATACCTCCTGATTCGCGCAGGTCAGACATGGTCGGACGCTTATCGGTGCGCATTGTTGAACCGCGTCCGACCTGGGCTAAAGCCAGCACGTGGACATCGAACTCTCGGGCCAAGAGTTTGCAGTCTTCCGCCAGACGGTTCACCTGACGTTCCCGGGTGTCGTTGCGCTCATCAGCGGGTCGGAGGATCTGCAAATAGTCGATGATGACTAGCCGGGGATGGAACTTGCGCGACCAGGAACGAACAGTGGATCGCACCTGCGCCATTGATAACCGGGAACGGTTGTCAACCATGAGTTTCCACTCCTGAGACGCTGCCGCAAGTTCCGCGAGGCGTGCCCAATCACTGTCCGTCAATTCGTGCCGGCCAAACCGTCCAAGCTCGATACGCCGGGCCGCCGCCGCCATACGTCCCACAGCTTCCGTCCTGGACATTTCCAGACTGAAATAGCCAACACCATGTTGGGCGGCGGCCACAGCAGCACACCCGGCAATGACTGTCTTACCTACCGCTGGCCGTGCGCCAACAATGGTCAACTGGCCGGGCTTCCAACCACCGTTGAACGCATCATCCAGATCAGCCCACCCAGTCGGGACACCAGGGGTGATTTCCTTACCCCATTCGTCCATGGCCTCCAGCAAAGCTTCGTGAAAACTTGCTCCGCCACCGGTGGCTTCCCTGGCCAGCGAGGCATCCAGACTGGAACGGGCGTCCTCCAAGGCGGCGCCAACTGATTCAACGTCAGCGTTTGCGGAGATCTGCTCAAGCCTGGCCCCAACCTCGGCAACCCGTCGCAACCTGGCGAGACCAACGACAATTTGCGCATGTCTCGCAGCCGCCGCCGTAGTGAATACCAGACCGTGCAGATGCGAGGCGTAGTCCGGTTTGAGCCCACGAACACCCGCGGTGAAGATCCGCTGTCCCAGCGTCACCGGGTCGATTGGTTCATTGGCCCGATCCATGTCGGTGATCATCTGCCAAATCTCCTGATGGATCGGGGAGTAGAAGTCCTCTGCCGTGACCGTCAGGTCGCGGACGATTCGCTGATCACTGATGCAAGCACCCAGCAGCAGCTTTTCTGCCTCCAGATCGTGACGGGGGCTCATGAAGCCACCCCGAAGCGTTTCCTGGCTTCGGATTCGCGCTCAGCCAGATGCGCAGCACGTTGCTCCTGAGCCCAGCCCAGATAGTCCTCATCGCGAAGGTCCTCTGGCGGGGTTGGGAGCTGCCACAAGTCCCGGCCAAGAATCGCATCAGGATCGAAAGCGTCTTTCGCTTCCCGGCGGGGCTGGTCCCTCGTTGCCTGGGCTTTGAGCTGCTCGAACTTTTCACGCAGCTTCGACATGGACCGGATGTTCGCCCGCCAAAACTCGTTGTCCGTTGCCCAGTTGATCAACCATGCCACCTGCTCGACGGTGTAACCGTCCCGGTCCAGAAGGAACCGAGCAGCATCGGTGTTCTTCAAGTTCCTCGTCGGAGGTTTGAAACCATTTGCCTGGACTCGCTCATCGAGCAAGTCCAGGAGCTTCCGGATCTCCGGCCTGGAGGCCAGCAAATCCTCGATCGCCGACGAAGTATCTTTAGATACTTCTATATGGGTTGGGTTGGGTGTCCGTACGCTACGCGTTACTAACGCGTTTGTAACACCATTACCTTGCTTCTCCCGATGCCGGGCAACACGCTCTCGATTGGCCTTCCTTTCCGCGTAAACATGGGCTTTCGTGTCGTTCCAGTCCGGCCAATCCTTGAAGAAGACCCCGTCGCAATCTCCCCATTCGAGGCCCGAAATTACCTCGAACTCATGTGCCCCGTGTGTGCCCCGTGTGTGGGTGGTGTGTGGAGATTCGACGATTTTCGCGGTTATCCACAACCCCGATTCGATCAGTTTCAGGGCATCCCGCTTCTGTGCCCCGAGTGCCCCGAGCATCGACTTTGGCATGAACCCGTCAGTGAGATTCCCCATCGCCCAGGACCCGGCGCGCACCCACAAACCCAGTGCAGCGTTGCCAGCTGCGATAGCCTTGGGATGGAAGGCAAACTTGTCATCCACTTTGAACCAACTCACGGGAGCCTTTCCGCCATGTTCACTGGCTGATTCTGGGTCCACATCGAAATGGATATGGAATTGAGGGGCTATGTCTTTTATTCAAATGAGCATCCAGCTACAGCCCGGACACACAACATTTGGTGAGCTACGACGCTTCATGGAGGCCGTAAGTCGGGCCGGAGTTGTCGAAGACGGAGATGTTATTTTCCAGTCCGAGGACGATTCTCTGAACAGCCTTATCGAGGTATCAGTCAATACGGAGAGGTAGTTTCTCCCTAACATCACCCCACACGGCCCGCACGCGACCGCCGAGCCCATACCAGATGAATGCATGCCGGCCTCCGTGTCCCTGCCTGCGATTACAGGGGTAGTTCTTGCTACGGCACTCGCACATTCGCTGCGGCCGCTTCGCGGGTATCGTGATCATCGCTTCCTCCCAAAGGGTGCGTTGATGGGAGGGTTTCCGCTTCATTGCTGCGAAAGCCCTTGAAAGTGTGGGGTGGCTAGGGTTCGACTCGAATGAGCGTCACAGGAACGCTGGAGACGACAAGGTACAAGATCGTGCCGTAGTTTTTAGAAGATTCCGCGAATGTGTATCGGTCTAAAGTCCCGGTAATTGAGCCCCAGGGGATGTTCGCCGGGTTGTCACCTTCGGTGCCGATGAAACCGGTAGCTGTGATTTGCTTTCCGAGGTCGCTACCGGTCAGGCGGAGCGGATTCAGCCCGTGACCGTGACGCGACAGTCGGGTATGCTTGGGCATGACACCTCCGTGTGTTGCAGGCGGGGCCATTACTTACTTGGCGGTAGGGTGGCCCCGCCAACTCTTTAACTTTGACCTTCTGATTATCAGAGAATGGAATACTGCTGTCAAGCTGTAGTTTTGGCGATCAGTGCCGACAATCGTATAGAATCGAATGCAATCGAGCAGGGTCGAATCTAATCGATCGAACCCTCGCCATTTTCCACAGGATAAGCACAGATTTTTAGCTAGGCGGACTTTGCGATGTGATAGATGTGCGCCATGCTCATCCCGGTCATTTCAGCGATAGCTGCACGGGGAATGCCCGCTTTGAAAGCTTCCCGGATCAGGTCGTCCCGCTCGTGGATCGCTTTGTCCCGGAGCTTCCGGTTCTTCTCAAGGGCGCGCAACAGCCGCCGCTTCTCCTGCTCAGACACATCCACGCCTCTCATTAAAGCTGTATTCCTGTATTCCTGTATATCTGACATCTACCTATTTGTTCGGCGTCACGCCGGTATCGGGATCACGCTCGCCGCGGGCGTAGGCGATTTCGAACGCGGCCCGGCTTGCTTGAGCCTCCAAGATCAGGCGGGCATAGTCTGGGCCAGCGGGGTGGCACAGGCACGCTTTGTTGCCGCAGTTGTATGGCGTCCGGCAGCGTGCACAGCACCGCAGGTCACTCATCGGCGCCATCCCAGTTGTGTGGTCGCATCGTCCGGTAAGTGGCTTCCGCGTAGGTTCCGGACTCTCTGGCCTCATTGTCCACGGCGAGCATCCGCCAACCACCCTGCTTGGGCGACTTGTCTAAGCACTGCCAGATCCCGGCCCGGTCCGTGAGCCGGACGTTCAAACCATGCCGGGGCTTGATGTTTTCCAGGACCTTGCTCACGTTGTGGTCTCCTTTCCGCTTGGGGGGATGGCGTAGGCGATTTTGGTTCCGCGGCTGCTGAGTATCCAGCGGTCGCCGTCGCTGTCCTCAATAGGGTCAGAGTCCGGGTGTTGACCGATTCCGAGGCGGAAGCCCCGACCGGCAGCCTCGACGGGGTGGGATTCGATTTCTCCGTGGCATTGGGTGGTGCCTGTGCCGTGGACCAGGACCAGGTTTCCGGGGGAGTTGATCCAGTCCTGTTTGGACCTCGCCCATGCCGCGTGCTCTGCGATGCTGGAGTGAATACCAACCCGATTGCACATCCACGTATCCGCCGCACCATTGGCAGTGAAAGTTATCGCGTAGGCAGACGAGTTGGCGGGTTTTAGTAGTGGGGCCGGTCATGCGTCCCTCCCATGGGATGCGTAGAGTTGTGAGGCTGCGCGGTCGTTGGCGACTTCAGAGCGGCCCGCGTCGGCTTTTGCTCTGAACCACGCCAGCCGGGACCTGATGCTCTCCGCCCGGGCGTTGGTGATCAGCCGGGCCGTAAGAGCGGCTGAAACCTGCTCGTCAGCGTCTGCGATTGCTTCGGCCAGTCCGAGGCTGATTTTCGGGTCATGGAACTTGGCAGTGGTCAGGGCTTTTGACCGTAGCCGGCGGTAGGTGGCTTCTGCCTCCGCCGCCTCACGGTTTACCTGCTCTTGTTCGCGCAGTTGTTTGTCCCAGTCGATGAGATGCAGGTTCAAATCATGAAGTGCGCCGCTCATGGTGCGTCCCCGATCATGGGGAGGCTTCCTCCCAGATCAATCCCGGCAAGTTCGCCGTCGCGCCACGCCTCAATCACCCTTTCCTGTCCGCCTTTTTCGTATCGGACGGTGAAAGACTTTGGGGCACCGGACGGAACATACTCGATGCCCACGACGGGCTCATCGTCGGCGGTGATGTAGCTAGTGCCCGCCAGTTTGAAGTCCCTCACGATTTCGGCCTCTGCGGAGACGCACAGGCGTTGTTCCTGCCACGCCTCGGTGGCCGGGTGGTACACGGTTTCGACCAGATCCGGGCGGTGGGTCCGTGCCCAGTCCAGCAAAGCCGGAGCGTCAATCTTGTTCTTCGGTGACGGCTCATTCAAGGTGAACGTGGCCACTTTCTCCCCGCCGGGGATGCGGACGGCGAAGCTCTTAGAATCGGTGCTCTCGAACAGCTCCAGTAGCGAGGCTTGGACATTCTTCCGTTCGTCATCAGTGAGCGACTTAGCCAGGTCCGCGATGGTCTTCATCAACAAAAAGCGAAGATTCTGCGCCTTCGTGTCGGTCATTGCACTACTCCTTCGAGGGGTTCTTGTGTGCCGTCATCATTGGCGGTCGCTGCGTTCTGAATCAGGTCGAGCAGGCCTGGGGGAGTGCCGTGGTTTTTCGCCTCAGCCCAGGCTTTGCGGAGCGCATCCACATCGCCACGGGAAAGCTTGATGAGGCTGGTAACCCGTTCCTCACTCCACGGGGCGGGTTGCTGCCGGTTGCGTACTTCCTCACTCGAGGCGATGCCGTGTTTCGTGTCGGCGGCCAAGGCGGCGACGATAGCCCGGCCCCACGCGGCTGTTTCCGCGTTCTGGAGCTCTGAATCGCGGGTGAAAGGCGTTGGCCCTGGAATGGGCTCCCACGCCGTACCTATGCCGGGGCGTTCATCATCGGGTGTCCTGTACGCTGCCGCGGTGAAGGCAAGGAAAGTGCGCCCGCCGACTTCAAGCACCTCGTACTTGACCTGCTGGAGTGATCCTTCCGGGTGTTTGGTGCGGAAATCGACAATCCGGGTAGCCACATCGATGTAATCAAGGGGGCCTTTGAAGTCTTTGGGCATTACTCGCCCTTCCTGTAGGCGTCGGACGCGTCTTCGACACGGGTTTGCATCGCATCCGCTTGCGCATCGAAATCCACATCGTCGATGGACTGTTGGCCGACGATCTGCTCAAAAACCTGGTCCACGGTGCTCATCGGGTCAGCACCGCCCCTGGAGCGGCAGCCGTCATGGGCGGCAAAATAAGAAAGACCGCCACACCCACGGTGTAGACGGCCTGACGGACAATGATCTGGACAGCGCTCATACGCCACGGTCCAGGAAGTCACGAAGCTGCTGCTTACCAGCCGCCGTGCGGGCCTGCTCCACGGCGTCGAAAATCGTTGGCCAGGTCCGCCGGAAGAGGCCCTGATGGTAGGCGTCCACATTGGCATAGGCATCGATGAGCGCCCGATGCCCGGAACCGGGTGCGCGCCCATACTCCCGATCACCCAGGACGTACAAGGCCCATTGGGCTGCGTCAGCCTCCGTCGTGGTCGTATCGATCGTCGGGTGATGAGAGAAAAACGGTTCATAATAGGGAGTCACGGAAACCTCCTCAGATTCTTGGTGACTTACGAGAGGAAAAGATGGATTGGCTGATCACGGCCCTCGCGGCCATTGCGGCGACCGCCTCAGCGGTGGCTGCTTGGACTTCAGCTCTAACGTCTCGGCGTGCTGCGAAAGCCTCTCAAGCGGCCCTTACAGCTTTGGTTGAGGTTGGTGTCGAAGAAGCTGAAACGGGTTGGCTAAAAGGTGTGTTGAACAACAACGGGCCTGCTGTCGCGGCCGGAGTGACGTTCATCCCGATCAACGAGTTCGAGAATCACGGCGCTATGTTCTTTCCCGTGCTGCAAGTGGGTCAGTCCGTGAGGTTCGAAGTCGCCTCGCCATTCGGGCAGGTCTCATCAGTCCACCTGATTTGGACAGACGGCAGGGGTGAACTTGAGAAGCGGATTTTTGATCGCGACTCGACGGATTGGCCACCCAAAAACCTCAGGACCCTTTATGTTGAGGAACTCGCTCGAGAAGAGCTGAACGGGCAGAAGCCGAAGCGTCGTCCTCTTTAATTGAGAACCGATAGAAATGCTCCTCCCCGGGAGGCAAAAGAATATAGCTAACTGTCATCGGCTTCGTACTGTAATCTAGTCTCGTGTTGTACCCCTGTCGGAGATACGCGATCACATCGCCATATGGGTGAATTGTCGGATTTTTGCGTCCCATTGTTTTTCGTTTTCTAAACCAAGCCATCGCGGCCTCCTCCATCAATATTTCGGGCAGCCTCATCACCGGTCGGGTCATGGTAAGTGATGCGCCTAAACATCAGCGTCAGATACTCCTCATCTGCGATGATTTGTTGCCTGCACAGTCGAAGCGCGAGACGCTGAGCCTTGCTGCGGCTCAGCGGAATGTGATGCTCAGCCGCGTAACTACTGATGCGGGCTTCGAAACCGGTAATAGTCATTTCGGGCATGACAGAACCCCTCTCGTATCAACGTCCGTGGCGAACCTCGGAGCGGGAGGGCGCTTACCGCCCAGAAAACGTGGTTGTGTAGCGTCCGACTAGCTGTCGTCGTCTTTGCGCTCATCCGCTACGCGTCGCGGCAGGTGACGGGCCAGAATCTCGGCAGCATTCCTAATGCACTCGTCGTACGACGGTCGGCCAGGGCCGGTGGGAGCGCGAAATGCGATCTCCTCAGGTGTGAGGACCCGTTTTGGCTTGTCTGTCTTGTTCTCTTCGCCGCTGTCTTTGGATTCGCCGGACGAAAATTGGTCGTTGTCCATGGGTTCTTCTCCTGCGCAAGGTTTGGGATCTGAAATCAACTGCTGGACAAGGCGATTAACTACCCTTCCAACAACCTCAATCTTGCCCGCGGGCAACCAGCTAGACACTGCATCGAAAACCACTTCCACGCCGGAGTCGGGAGTCCACCGGGTCCAGACTCCGACGTTCTTGTCGTCGTCATACGCCTCCGGCCCCTGCCATTCGAAGATTTCAGAATCAGCCCACGCAGACATCGCATCGAACCGGAACCCCATCGGCGGTTGGAACGTCTTTGCATACATGAACGTTGCCTCAAGCCTGCGCCGGATTGACGCTTCAGTGACCCGCCCAAGAAGCTCTCGCTCGCCTATGCTGAGCTCTGCGTTTGGGCTGTTCATGCTGGGGCCTTGTCGGTTCGCGCATCAATGAAGGCTTGGAGGTCATCGGCACGCACCTTCCACTTCTCACGACTACTTCCGAACTCCACAGCCCGCAACGAACCATCGTGGATCCGCGCTCTAACCCAGCCTGGAGACATGTCCAAGACCTCGGCTGCTTTCCGTGTCGAGTACAGACGGACGGCTTCATGCACATTGGTCGCGGTTCGGGAAAGTTGGCGATTCATGCCGAAACCATCGCTTCCTTGAGAAGTCGTTCCCGGATGGCGGCGATACCCCTGGCCGTAACTCTCACCTGGGGTGCGTCCAATACTTTTTCACCAGTAGAAGGGTGGTAGTGGAATTGGGCTTTCTCCACCAGACGCCCGCAGTCCACATGCGACTGCATCGCACGCGGTTTCGAACGGCCATCCCGGAACATCCACCGCCACTCCATCAACCGATCCCGTAACCGGTGCTCACCGATCAGGATAGATTCTTCTCTGGAGATCACTTTTGCTGCTTCGTTGAGGGAATAATCCCCGATGGTGGACAGAAACGAATCGAACGCCTCCGCCTTGGGCCGGGCAACCTCAAGTTCTAGCGCCTGCTCTTCAACTTTGTCCTTAAGTCCGGTCAGGACCGTCAACGTCATCTGCTCAAAAGACGGCTCCGGCTTCGGCTGCTGGGCGAGCTTTGCCAGTTCGAAGAATGCCCGGACCAGGCGTTTCTTGAACAACCGCACCACATCGTTATTCCGCATGTACGTCAACAACAAGGTAGCCTGCTGCTCGTTGAGCAAAGCGACTTCCCGCTGCTGGACTCCGCCAGGGGTTTCAAAGGGTGCGTTTTCAAAACGCACCCTTCCGAACTCTTCAAGATCGCCCTGATTGTCGCGGATCAGGCGAATGACTGGTTTGTGGTCGTTGCCGACACCTTCAGCAATCCTCAGGCTCGTCGTCACCGACTCACCATCAACCACGGACACGAGGTCGCTGGACTGGTCTGCTACTTCGCTCATTTGATAAGCTCCTCACTGTTAGTACGTTGTGAAGTCCGGCTGTCCTTGGAGGGGGAGCCGGACTTCATTTCTTTATGCCCTTAGACGCAAGGCTCCCACGTCGCTCGTCTTCTCAATCTGACCTTTAGCCGCTGGTGTGAGTTGGTTCTGTTCGGCGCTCAGCTTCGCTTGCAAAACCACAATTGGGCAATTCAACGCGCGTGACATCGAACGCAGCAAAGCGGGTTTAGCATTTCGCGTTCCGCCCAGGATCTCTGAAACGTGTGACGGAGAGATCCCACACTTCAAGGCGAACTCCTTCTGGCTCAAGCCGGTCATCTTCAACGCCCAGCGAAGAGCCTCAGGGCTGTGGTCGAGCGGACTCATTCGATGAGTTCGAGCGCTAATCTTCATATGCAAAACATTAGTGCGAACTTTTGCGAACGTCAATCACTTCGCACAAGTGCGCAGCGAAGTGTGCTCTGATCTGCTAAGATGCTGAATTACATCCCTGTAATTGCGAACTATTTTGCGAAGTGCTCATGTTGACTTCGCAAAGGTTCTCGGAGACGGTATCGGTATGGAAAAACCACAACAGACGCCAGAAGGCAAGGCGATTGCGAGCAGGCAGCGGGCACTTGGAATCTCAACTCGAGCGGCGGCTAGGAAGGTCGGCCTCTCCGAAGCACGCTGGCGCCAAATCGTCAATGGCTATCAGAATGTTGGCCAGGGGTTGATGGTGCCGGTGATTGGCCCGGCTGAGACGGTGGCTAGGATGGCGAGGAGTCTCGACCTTTCCAGTGAATACTTTCAGGAAATTGGAAGGGAGGATGTCGCCGCCGAGATGGTTGGGCAGTCTTGGGCAGAGCATATTGCAAGCAATCCCGCGCCGGAATTCGACCCGGAAAGGGAGCTACAGCATTATGAAGATTCCGCGACAGCACGGGACTTCCATCTTTGGATCGACACTGGGCAAGACAATGAGGGCAAACGCGACCAAGGCGGTCGCTTTCTCTCTTGGTTCAGCGACGAAGAGCTGGCACGTGAAGTACTGAGGCGAATGCGCCGTAAGCCCAAAAAGGAGGCCGGAACGCCGGTCGATGAAACTGGACAAGTCGAGCACAGCGATCTCTATGGGTTGGCTGCTCATCCGCCCTTGGATACTGAGGAAGCCCAGGAGCGTCGTGACGGTGACGTGCGTGGCGAAGAGTCGCAGGAAGCCCCGGCGCACGACTGA